CAGACGAATGGGACTGGTCTATAGACATTAGGAAAGCGAGCTGACGGGCGTGGAGGCGAGGCGCCAATTGCGTGCGGGTCATAGGATTTATCGGGATTTGCGCTTGATGGAAACATTTCATCGTGCATTGCCCGGTATGGACTATCAGATGCAAGCGCATGGGAGGATCAGGGATCAGTGCCTCCGCCAGATTGTGGTTACGCCCAGAAGTTCGCTCGCAAAGGTCAGGACAGTCTATCAGATGGGTGACGTGAACCTAACACGTCAGCCTAGATTCGGCGTGTATAACCCGACGTTGAATAATGCCCTAGCCAGCACAGTCGAACGAATCTTCCTAGTTAAGGACGGTAACCAGTGGGTCCGGCCTTTGGGGGATCGTGTCGGGGATAGGGTGTTTAGACGCGGTGCCTTTCACCAGCTAGCGATGCGCCTGGTCAGCGCAACGCCGGATGTGAAGGTGCTAACTCGGCAACAGTTTGTTGACGGATATGAGGGCCCGTTGAAGAAGCGTTATGAGCAGGCTGCGAAAGTCTGCGGAACACGCGAGCTCAAGCGGGATGATTTCGTTGTCAGAATGTTCTTAAAGGATGAGAAGCAGGAGATACCTAGGAATGGACAACCTGGGAAAGCTCCTCGAGCTATTCGTCCAATGAGTCCCGAGTTCAATCTCGAAATTGGCAGGTTTGTGAAGCCATTAGAGAAGGCGTTTTACGTTGGGCTAAACCGAGTTTTCGGAGCGGGAAGTGTGTCGAAGGGTATGAATGGGGACCAAGTTGCACAGGCAATTGTCGAAAAATTCACGGCCATCCAAAGTCATTATGGAAATTGTGTGGCGGTAACAACTGACATGAGTAGGTTTGATCAGCATGTGTCTGTTCCTGCTCTAGTCTTTGTACGCAATATTTGTCGGCGCGTTTTACGTCGAAGTGGTGTTCCGGAGTATAGTGTTAGGTATTTCACTAAACTCTGGGACATGACTTTGAAGACGGAGAATATTGTATTGTTGCGTGATGGCAAGATACGATTTCAGCGCACTGGTACATTGTGTAGTGGTGTAATGTATACTGGTTGGCCATATAGGCTCTGAACTT